AGGTGTGTCGCTTGGTGTGTCGGAGGGTGTGTCGCGTATAGTGCTTAAAGCCTTTATATTCGTGGCTTTAGGTGTGTCGCTTGGTGTGTCGGAGGGTGTGTCGCAATTTTGCCACTTTTCCCACCCTACAAAACCGACTACAAACCCATAATTCACGTTGCCTTTTTTAATTTCTCTGGTGTAAATTTGCGACAAAGATTTGAATTTTTTAATGATTCTTCTAGCGTGAGATTTGTCTTTTATCTCTTTAAATAATTGAGTTATCTTGTCGTATGACATCGCTATTTCACCAGCTTGTAATGGTGTCTTAATACCATTTACTTCTGCTACGTAAGGCTTATGCTGGACTTGAGTTAAAAGCTTGGTGAAGACTGCGTAGGGCAACGATTCATTAGACCAAGACTGCTTGTTAATGTCTCTCCAAAGGATCACGAAACCATTCTCACTTGGCATATCTCTCTTAACCTGATTGTTTTTGTTCACTAGAGCCAGTTTCATTAGCTCACCGCCCGTAACACTGTTTTTCTAGCTCTCTCAGCATCGCCCAGGACACGTTCAGCGATCAAAGCGTCACTTATTAACACTTGCAGCTCTTTACGTGTCATAGACGTTGTGTTGCAGCCGTTTGCTGTTGATAGCTGAACACCTTTATTAATAATTTGAATGTTGATTTTTCTTTCTAATTTGCTCATACTTAATCCGTTGGTAATTAACCCCGTAGTTCTAGCGCATTGACCGGGGTTTTTTATTGAATTGAATTCGCCGAGTCCCTGTTATCTCGAACGTTTAACGCATCTACATAGAGTCGCGTGTGGAGCACCTGAAAACCGAACTTAATCGGCCTTCAAACTGATGTGATTGATAACATCACTATTGGCACATGATCATCTAACACCAATATAATGGGTGCTTTTGAGGGGCCTAAAAGTTAAAATTACGGACTTTTTCAGCTCTTTTCTGCCACTGACCTGGTTTAAAAACTCTCTGGTTTTAGACTCGACTAACTCACTGACGGTTACGCCTCGATGATTAGCCGCTTCTGTTAATTCTTTGATTTGCATATCAGAAAACATGACACTTTCCAGACCCTTCATTTACACCCCACGTTGTTTATAATTAATTTCAATCGCAATCTGACGCATAACGGCATCATAAATGAACGCAGCTTTCTGTTTACGTGACAAACTTGCTAGGGCACTAATCGCTTCTAGTTCTTCATTGCTAAATCTCACTTTTATGGCGTTTTCTCTAACGTAGTTTCGATTGTTATACATAATAAACTCTCTGTTTAAATTGCTAACTGGCTTGTTTGAGGCTCACATCAATGAACCTGTTGACAGGGTAAACTGTTGGATTAAGCTCAAAACAAGACACGCCAGTTTTATCTTCAACATCAAAAACACTTTTCTGAGGTACAAATCCAAGTTTCCGCCAAAGCCTGACAGCCTCATAAGAAACACCCAATTGTTCAGCGAGGTTTCCCGCGCCACCTGCATTTTTTACGGCCTTCTCTATGCCCTTCATAACCACCCCTTAATTCTATACAAGTTATTCTTGCCCATAAATACACAAATAGCAAGTTATTCTAGTCTTTTGTTAAGCAAGCAATGCTTGTACTTTAGGTTGGATTGTAATTACTTGGAGATCGCAACGTGCGGCTAATAGATCAGGGTTTGAGAATTAAGCACTACAGAAAAGGTATTGGTTATTCACAAAACAAATTAGCAGAGGTTGTAAAAGTCAGTGTTACCGCTGTACAAAACTTGGAGCGCGGCAGAAATGACGTGTTAGGTAAAAATAGAAGCGCCCTGTGTCGCGCTTTAAAAATCAACGAATTAACGCTTATAGCGGGTGGCGATGGATGTGTTAACACAAATGTAAGTCCTGTTGGATTACTCGAAGATAATGAAGAAGTAGAGGTGTCAGTTCTTATGAGTGTCGTAGTCACGGATGGAGATTTAAGTTTAAGAAAAGGGAAAGTTATCAAGCTTCCAAAGTCTCTTTTTGACGGGTGTGGGGTAGATGAAAGTTATTCCTTATGTGTATTTATATCAGGAAACAGCATGGAGCCAAGGCTTTTTGATGGCGACATGGTTGTGATAGATACAAAAGAAATCTCAGCAGTTGATGGAGGAGTGTACGCAGTTCTTTATGAAGGTTTGTTAAAAGTAATGCGTCTGTATAAGCCTGGCGCAAGCAGGTTGAGGCTGAATAGCTTTAACGCTTTGGAGCATCCAGACATTATGGTAGATGCAGAGTGAGTCAATATAATAGGAAAGGTTTTTTATTCGTCTAGTGTTTGGCGATAACTTAACTTAATAATAATTAACCCGTTAATAGCGGGTTTTTTTATGCCTAAGATAAAAACAACAAGTTTTACTTGCCATAACAAGAATATCTTGTACACTGATTGGCAAGTTACTTAATTAAGGCATCAACATGAGTACACCAACCAGCAACGTAATTCCTTTCAAATTCAAATCAAGTGAAGTCCGAGTAATTGATCAAAACGGTGAGCCAATGTTTATTGCAAAGGATGTTGCTGATCTACTTGGTTATGCAAATACGTCAGAAGCGATTCAAGACCATTGTAAGAACGTTAAACTTATAGGTGGTAGCGAATTGCTAGTATCCAGTGATTACAAGGCATGTAGAGCAGCTGGTTATTCTCACAATCAATCCGTAACTCAATATCAAATAATTCCAGAACGTGACGTTTACCGTTTAATCATGCGTTCGAAAATGCCAGAGGCTGAAAAGTTTGAAGATTGGGTGGTTGGTGAAGTCCTTCCTTCTATTCGTAAGACTGGCACCTACCAATCACAACAGAATATGCCTAAGAGTTTTGCTGAGTCATTACGTTTAGCTGCTGACTTGGCAGAAAAGCTTGAAGCCGCACAACCCAAAATAGCGTTTGCCGAAGCGGTTAACGATTCAATCAATAGCGTTTGTATCAGAGACTTTGCCAAATCAGTTGGCACAGGACAAAACAAGCTTTTCGCCATGCTTCGTGAAGGAAGTTATGTGATGGATAGTTTTAGTCAAAGAAATAGACCTTACCAGAAGTACGTTGATCAAGGTTTATTTAAACTTCAAGAGAAAACTCGCAAAGATCAGAACGGTGAAATTCAACTTTGGTTTAAAACGCTTATTACAGCAAAGGGCCAGATGTACTTTCAAAACAAATTTTTCAGCAAGGTAGCTTAATTATGAACGCAGCAATCAAATCAAATCAAATTCTAAACTCAAGTTTTAGCGCTATTTTTGGCACTAGCGTTGAGTTAGTCAGTACAACTGAGCCGGAAAACAGTGATCTGGAAAACTTCGAGTTTTTTCGCTCTGAAATAACCAACGCTCTCACCACTGGCGGGTTTTACCAGCTTGTTTACCCAACTAGTAGGGTCAACTGTTTAGATCAGCAGGATATTGTTGACGCAACGTTTGATGGCAAAAATATCGAGGCTATGCACTATCAGCTAATGACTACTAAGAATGAGTTTGAAGTTATACCACTTCGTCGAGCAGTCAGAACGTTGGCAATTGAGGCGTTAGCAAATACCTGGGCAACGGAAGAAGCAGCGAATGTAGGGAGTCAATAATGGCAATTAGAAACACAGAAGGTACTTATAGCGATTTTGCTATTGAGTGCCGCAGTATTGAAGGTTTGACAGTCAATAGCGGGAAAGTTTCAGCAAAGCTGGAGGGTGTCAACTTGCACCATGTTTTCGAGCAGCTAACAGCGGAGCAAATCATTCAGCTAATACCTGACCAAGCAACGCTAGATTTAATTTACAGCATGTTGTGTGTTTCAGAAGCAGCTTAAAAACAGCCCTAATTAAAGGGCTCAACCACCTACTAACCGAAGTTTCTACGCAGAGGTTAGTAGACAACAGTACGGAGTTTAAAAGAATGACATTCAAAAAGCTACACAAAGCGCAGCAGGCTAAACGCATATTAAGGCGTTTGGGTTTGCAGTTAGTTGTCCAGGGTAGACCCTCTGGATGGGTTTTAACATTTTCCAAAAGTGAGGTGACGTTGTGAGCAATTCAACAGCAGTAGCAAGTACAGGGTTTGCATTAACACCGGCAAACTTAAACGAGGCAATGAATCTTGCAACCATGATATGCAACTCGCAGCTTTGCCCAACTAGTTACAAAGGCAAGCCAGAAGATACGCTCGTTGCAATGATGATGGGTAATGAAGTCGGACTTAACCCACTTCAAGCCATTCAAAACATCGCAGTAATAAACGGTCGCCCCTCAATCTATGGTGATGCGTTAATGGCTCTTGTACAAAACCACCCTAAGTTTGGAGGGATAAACGAGGTTTTTGACGAATCTAGCATGACTGCAACTTGTATCGTTCATCGTAAAGGTGGCGAAAAGCACACTCAAAAATTCAGTGAGGTCGATGCAAAAGCGGCAAAACTTTGGGGCAAAGCTGGGCCTTGGACGCAATACCCCAAGCGCATGTTAGCAATGAGGGCGAGAGGATTTGCATTGCGGAATCAATTTGCTGACGCATTGGCTGGATTAATTTCAGTTGAGGAAGCCGAGGATTTGCCCATTGAGCGCGAACTTAACCCAATTAATAAATCTAGTGAGCCAGAAAAACAGAAAGCTATTAGCAAACCTGAGTTTACCCAAGACGCATTCAATAAGCAGGCTAATAAGTGGGCATCAGCATTAGACGCTGGGAAAGACCCTGATGATTTAGTCGCTATGATCAAATCAAAGTATGAGTTATCAGACGAGTTAGAGCATCAAGTAAGAACTTGCAACCAGGAGGACGCAGCATGAACATAATTTCAGTATCTCAAGGGTCAAGTGAGTGGCTAGAACTTCGCGCCAAGCACTTTACAGCAAGTGAAGCGCCAGCAGTAATGGGCGAGTCAAAGTTTATGACGCGCTCAGAGCTTTTACATATGAAAGCAACGGGCGAAGTTAAGGAAGTATCAGAATTTCAGCAAAAAATATTCGATAAGGGCCATGAAACAGAGGCTATGGCGCGAATTATTGTTGAGGCTGATATGTTGAGTGAGGACTTGTTTCCAGCTACAGGAACGCTAGAAGTTGAAGGTTTGCCATTGCTGGCTAGTTTTGACGGTTTAACCATGATGCAAGACGTTATTTTTGAACATAAATTAAATAACGCTAAGTTGATGAAAGCCGTCAAAGATGGAAATTTACCGTTGAGTTACGCCTACCAACTAGAACAACAATTGCTTTTGTCTGGTGCTGAATATGCTGTATTTGTTTGCTCAGATGGCACCAAAGATAATTGGGCTGACATGGAATATAGAAGCGACCCTGCATTGCGTTCTGCGCTGATAGCAAGCTGGAAGCAGTTTGCAATTGACCTATCCACTTATGTTCCTACTGCTAAGGCTGAAAAGGTTGTAGCAGAAGTAATAAGCGACTTACCGGCTATTAAATATCAAATGAATGGTATGGCGTTAAAGTCTAACCTGAATGATTTCCACCTTAAAGCACTTGCTTTGATAAAAAGCAGTAACGGTACGCCAGAAACAGATCAAGACTTCGCTGATGCAGAAGCCAGGCAAAAAATATTTAGCCGTGGTGAGGCAGCTTGTGATGCTGCTTGTGAGTTGGCGCTAAGTGAGTCTGCCGACATTAGCGCATTCGTTAATGACTTACGTGAAATAAAAGAGCAACTCAGCCAATCAAGACTACGCGAATCAAAGCTTGTTAAGGCGCGTAAAGCAGAGTTGCGTGAAAGAATAATTGTTTTGGCAGAGAATGAAGTGTTTGGCCATACCAGTATTTTTAAAAAGCTTGATGTTTTACCACCTGTAAGTGACATTTCAATTAGTGATGCCATGAAAGGCAAGAAGATGATTGACTCACTCCAAAATGCCGCAGATACAGCCGTATCTAAAATCAAAATTGAACTTAATGGTTGGTTTGAAATTGCTCAAGAAAACTCATCGTTTATAGAGCATCACAAAAAGTACAGATTCTTGTTTTCAGATTGGCGCAACATTGCATTCAAAGCTAACGATGATTTTCAAGCCATGGTTAAAACTCGCATAGCTGAACACAAAGAAGCCGAGCAATTGCGCTTGGACTCTCAACGTGAACAGATACGCAAAGAAGAAGAAACCAAGGCAACTGCTAAAGCCGCGGCTGAACAAGCTAAGGTTAATGCTGAAAATGTTGCTAAGGCTGCGGCTGAAAAATCCAAACTTGACGAAGAAGCCAGTTTAAGAAATGCAAAGGCCAAGAAAACGTCTGATGAAATTGAGGCATATTTTTTAGATGCTCAAGCAACCAAGGATGCTGAACAGTTAGAAGCCAGAAGGCAATCTGAGGGCGCATACGAAAGAGGTATCAGTGACGAACGCTTAACCCAACGCACTGGCAACACCCATACAACCAGTGAGTCTGTAGATACTCCTGTTGCTACTGCGTCTACTCCTAACACCGCTAACGGTTTAACTAAGAGTGTTTTTGGCCGTTTGCCATCGTTAATTGAAGCCGCTTTCGCAGCCGGTTATCTAGCGGGGCAAGAAGAAACAAAAATAATAATAGAGCCCAAGAAACATGCTCTAGCAATGGCTCGTCAGTATGCAAGTGGTGAGGCTGCGTAATGGCTAATAAAATCACAATCGCAAACTTGAGGCCAAGAGTTTTAGCACCTTCCGACAACCTTTTGCCTGGTGTAAGGAATAATAGGGATAAATTCCAAACGTGGTTATCTATTTATGGGAAAAACACATTTCTTGGTAGTTTTCCCACCAATATTGATGCTGGTGTTGCTTGGCTTGAAGCAAAGGTTAAACGAGACAATAGTTATCTCGAAGACTTTAAAAACAATCTTTCTGTAGATGTGGCGAAGCTTAAAAGCATGAAAGAAGCGCAGGCCAGAGAAAATAAACGTGATTTTGCGGATTAGATGAACCCTTCAATCACATTAATACAAGGCATGGAAACAGTCGAGACGATAGAAACCGTCTTGGCTGCAACCAGGCTTGCTAGTGACGGTTTGATTAATGCAATTACTGAGCATTTCACACTCAACTTACTGGACCAAAGAGGAAGATTCTCTGTCTTTGGATTGGTTCGAGAGCCTACAGCATTTCGGTATTTTATCGCCCTACGTATGGATAAACCCCCCGTATAGTCACATTACACCCTGGGTTGATAAGGCTATTGAGCAAGCCAGCAAAGGAATTGGTTCAGTAATGCTAGTTATGGCAGATCCATCTGTTAAGTGGTTTGCCAAAGCAGTTGAGTACGCAACAGAGATACGTTTTGTCACGAAGGGGCGCATCGCATTCTTAGAGGATGGAGTGCCAAGGTCAGGAAATAATAAAGGCAGCGTGTTTTTTGTGTTTTCTCCAAAAATGCTCGGTAATGCAAAATTTACTTGGGTTAATCGTAAAGAATTATTAGATAAGGGCAATTTATGAGTACAGTTAAGAAACGTGATAAAAAATACAACCCTAATCGTGTCCAGACAATCCACAACTAGCGACCAGCCCATCACGATCAGGAATTTGTGTGGTAGACTTTTTCTTTTTGCCATACATGGCTTTTAGTTTAGTATTAGTAAGCGGCATTGTTATCTTCGACACATCATTGTTGTAATTTCGACACAATGCTGACACAATTTTTAACTAGCTGCAATTCATCCATGTACAGCTATGGACAGTAATTCAGTTTTAGGAGGTTTATTTTGAAAGGGCTAAGAGAGATTAAGTATGTCCATACGTGTAAATGGGACACCTATGGACACGCCTAGTATATACCTGGCACGATTATGAAACATTACCGTTATTACTGACCTGCAATCAGGTTATTGATAATTGCGACACAATTGCGACACAATAGTTAAATTAGGTGGCGGGGATCAAACCCCGTAATTTAAAACTGGTCTAAATTTACAGACACAAAAATAACTGAGTTGTTAGATACTCTTAGCTGAACAACGCCGCTAGTTATAACTAAACGCGGAGCAAATACGCCTGTTCCCTCCAGTACTGTTTCAATAGATAACGCGCCTTGTCTATCAGTTATCACGTACTCTGAGTATGAGTTTGCTAAAGTAGTCTCAGTTTTTAGCATGATTTTATATATTTTTGCAGCGTCTCCACTTGCTGTAGATACAAACTGACCAAGTCCGTCAGTGCCGCCTCTAACAGGTATTTTTAAATCAACTAGCGATGATGCTGTGACATTTCTACTAGACCAAGTAAATCCTTTAGTGTGCCTATCAATTTTTAATACGTAGGGATTTACACCGCTAACGATGACAGTACTATCATGATTTGGGCTTCTGCCCGCTGCATATGTCATACCCCTAGCACCGCCCAAAATATCTATTTCGTTATCTGGTCCCAAATCACTTAGCAGCAAATCTTTACTATTTGCGTCTGTACCTGTAGAAATAAACTTACCTGACACTTTGTTTCCGCTTTGCCCGATCGCCGTCATTATTAACGCCGTGCCTTTAGCCGCAACGTCAGCTGATGCTACAGTATTATCATTACCGTATATTGCCATTCCTGTAGGATGATTTTCGACTTTGACATTCGAAAACTTATTTCTATCACCGAAAAGATAAACGCCTACTGTTATGCCTGAGTTGCTTACAAAAGATTCAAACGTGTTATCGTCGCAAAACTCATGCGACCACATCCCATAACATCTGGAACCCGACAGAATAATGCTGCCGAATGTGTTAAAACGCGCCCCGTTACTCAGCCCAACTCCGTCGCCATTATCGTCTCCAGTTGAGTCTTGGACTATTAAATCGTACATACAGAACGTATCACCCGAGACTATTACGCCACCGTTGCTTGTTCTTTTTGATTTTATATCGTAGTTAATACAAGACTGATTTTTTAACGCACGACTACCAAACAACGTGTGAATTGAGTCTAATCCTCCGCGGGAGCATTCCCAGCATTCTTGGAAAAACGAAACCGTACCACCATTCCTATCTGATTCAGATATACCTCTACCCTTTACCATAAACGTAGAGCTGTACCTGCATAACTCATGAGTTACACCACCACCGCTGCCGCTGCCGCCAGTGTAAATTCCTCCTTTTACATGAGCGTTTTCATTAAAAAATACTTTTTGTATCTTTAAATCATTAGCAACTAGATACGGAAATCTGAGGTATTCCTCAAACTGTATGTCGTTTCCGTTGATTGACAATATTGTATTAAATTCGCGGTAATTTGCGTCCTGAGTTAGGTTTCCCTGCCCGTAATTAATCTCGGGCTTATTTGCTGCATTTTCCTCTAGCAGACATGTGTCACCAACGCTAAACGATCCAGCACTGGATACTGTTATCGTATCCGCTAGTGATCCCAGCGTAGCAACTGTTACATCTATTTTTGTTTCGTCTTTCAAACCAAAGAATTTTAACGAGGATCTTCTTGGGCCGCTGGTTTGGTTGTTTCTTATAATCGTATTTTTTCCAAATTCTACATCGCAGGGGCCGTTATACTCTGCACCGTTTAAAATGTACTCGTCACCAAACGCCTGTATAGGTTTGTTTTTAGCTAGCAAATAAATAAAGCCGTCTCTATCCTCTACGCCTGCTCCTAATCCGTAGTGCTCAGGCGTTAATATTTTAGGCTCTCGTAATTTTATAGATAAAGATGGTATTGATGTTGATGTGTATATGTCATATAAATTAGATGTAACAGTAGATGACAAAACAACGTCCCAAACAGAATCGGCCCTGTCTTTTATAATTACTACACCGCCATCGACCAAACTATCATCTGAGACCGCAGAGGAAAGAAGGTCGTAATATCCAGAAACTTCTAGCTGCTTTCTCTGTAAACCCTTGTTGTCTCCTAACAATTCAGAAATATTAATCCTTTTTTCAGCGTCACCATTTACAGTAATGTTGTATATTCCAGGTTTTACGAATATAACTTTCTGGCCATTCGCGTCGGTGCTTTTTGCTGTATTGCCGCCTGAGCCCGCTGAATTATCAAACATAGTGACCGCAACCCCGGCAATTGTTGATAGTGTAATTATCGCGCCTGCTACAATGTTTTTCCCAGTTGATGCGGCTGTAACCTGTGATTTTTCCAATGCTGTTACTAAATAGGGTACTAGACTCATGATATTGTTCCTAAAATTGTGCCTGTGTTTATGTATGTAATTGTGTAGCCGTTTAGATTTATTGCGTCGCCAGCGATACCGCCTATCCCATTGTTATCACCTTGACCGTCTTCTCCTAAATCTCCACCGTTACCGCCTCCTACGTATGATCCATCACCGCCAGTTGTAGTTCCAGCTCTAACCTGTGGGCTTTGCTGGCCGCGTCCACCTAACCCGCCTGTAAATCCTGCACCGCCTCCGCCTTCACCTGACTCTGGGTTGGATGGTTCTGGATCGTCATATCCACCACCACCGCCGCCACCGCCGCCAATAACGCCAGTGTTTGAAAGCCTAATATCATCTTTAAGAGATAAAGCCGGCCCACCATTTTGACCATCAGCAGATCCGCCATCGCCACCCTTGCCAACAATTAGGCCGCGCACGTCAATTAGTATGGGCGTTGTCAATACAGAGAATTCATTGCCCGCACTAGTTACAACTGAATGCTCTGTTATATCGTCAGAGCCAGCCACACAAGACAAGTCAAATATAAACACAACGTTGTAGCCTGCCAGTAAATCCGGCCACACGGTGTCATATGCTTCACGTAAAGTTTGTGGGTTGCCCTGTCCGTTTTCTAATCTTATTGTCTGACCAGAAATATAAACGGGTCTATAATTTGGGTCGTCACTGTCCTCATCTTCTGCCAGTGCCGCACTGTAAGTATATTCTAAAGCTTGATACTGATAGTCTTGTGCTTCACCAACACTTAAAACTTGAACAGGCATACAGAATCGGTCATATGGTGCTGTATTTCTCAATGTCAAATCTGAATTTATAGACAGTGGTTGACCTGTCCAAACATCAGCATCACGCGGGTCAAGGTTAAAGGAAATTGAACGCGGCATTTCTTCAAACCTGCGCCCAATTCTGGCCGCTAAACGTATTGCCGCTGCTCTGTTACCGTTTGATATCCACCTGCTATTTATTACTTTGTATTTTTCTACGCCGCCGTATTTGACAATGGATGCAGGCGTGGTCCTAACTTGACCTTGTTTATAATTACTTGCATCATCACGCTTTTTAGTTGGGTCACGCTGGCCAAAACGTACAATAACCGTACTGATGCGCATCTCCGGCTCATCTTTTATGACTGTACTAGCTTCAAGTATGTTGGCCTCTGCTGTATAACACTGAGAAATATTGGGCGGCGCTTTGATTGCTGTTAGTACAATTTTATTGATGCGCTCGTCATAGTATTGAAAGTGAGGGGCAGATTCACATAATTCTTTTGCTAAATCATCCACACCTGTTGGCTCAGCTATTAGCGTCTCATACAAGCCTGGTAGATTTAAATTAATCTCATCGTCCCACTGCGCTTTTGGAATTTGCGCTGTTGGTACATCTGCGTAAACTGTATAAAGGTTGTAAAGTATGTCGCTAATATTATCACTGTAATATAAGCATAGTTGCGCCAAGTCGTTTATGCCGTGACTTTCTGCTAGCGTATTGTACTGCCCTCTAACAACTGTAAATACATCAGCCGAGCGTGTGAACGACACAACCTCATCACCTAGTCTAATAAACCCATCAGCCGGATATTCTAAATCACCAATGCCTGATGGTATTAGCGTAAATGACGTGTCAGCCGCAAGTATGTCAGCATTTAATATGCCTGAGCTTTTACGCGGGGCTTTGGCTCTGTCACCTGACAGCATTTTAAGTGTGTCTTTGCCCGTAATGCTTGCGCCGCTTGCGCTATGGCTAAACGATTCGATTATGTAATCACGTCGCTCAAAGTTTGTTACGTCATATGCCCCATCAACAATGTATCCGCTAAATTCAGATATGCGCCCGCCTTGGTAACCGATGTTTCTAGCCCGCCAATTTGGCCAGAATATTACTGGTGCTGCAATAGTTCCGAAGTATCTGTAATCTAAACCTTCATTAAAACTAACGCTGATAGAGCCGCGAACACCGATACCACCCTCCAGTGCTACCCTTGGCGGTCGCTTGCTAGCCGACTTTGCTAAAGGCATCGCGTCAAGACCAGCGGGAACAGGGCCGACATTTTCACATATTTTATATGTAGTGCCGTTTACCTCAACTTCGTAAAATTTAAATGGTTGCCTAGCGTATTTCTTGCGCTCTGTTTCAAATGACATTAGCCAAACCCCATCATCTGAAACGATACGTCAAACATATCTTTCACACCGTAAGCGGGTGTTATGTCTTCGCTCGTTTTGCAGTAGCCTACATCGGTATCATACTGATCGAGGTTCCAAGCAAAATAAAACGGCAAAGTACGCGCATGAACAACGAACGGCTGGAAGTAGAATCTATACCAATCATTTTCTAGGTTGGAAAACTGCGCTGATGTGTTAAACCCTAAGCGCCTAATTTGCTCACCTACAAAGTTACCCCCTTCGGTCATTGAGCTGTATCGAATTGTCTTAGCTGATAGATTGATAGGTGAGTGACCAGCGAAAAACGGTCTTTGCATTTGCAGTGCGATACCTGCGTATATTGAGCCCACGAACGCCGAGCCTGAGCCGGTGCACGTGACTTTTAAACGAAGTACGCTAACGGTAGTCGTATTATGAAACATTAATGCAGTGTCGTCTGCTGGCGTCCGTGCTGCTTTAAACGTGCTGAACGTGCCAGTGGCCGCGCTAGAATATTCTACAGATACAACGTGATTAGTTGAGCCTAGATTGTGAGCGCCAATCGCAACAGAATCCATATTAACCGCTGTACTCAATGTGAATGTAATTGACCCGCCCGCAGTTATCGCCCACCTATCCGCAGTATTTGGCACTAATACAAGATTCCCGTTTGTGCCTGCACTAGTCGTAACTGTTGATGTTAACAACTCACTTGCATACAGTATTCGAGCATGATTTAAAGCGTAGGGTGGGTTGCTGTTTGGCAATGGCCTTGGAGTGATTACAATAGGCGTTGCTGCATTCGGTATCGATTCAGCTCCAACGATAAACGGGTTATCTAGCGGAGCAATTGGGTTGGGCGTAGGGCTAGCGGGTCTTTTTGTTACAAATGTGTTGGGTATCTGTACGGCTGACATAGTTTAGCCCGGTACTGGAATTGCTGGAATTGAAACAGGCGTTATCACCGATGGAGTGGCAACTTTTCCGGCTGTTTCTGGATTTGTAATAACTGGCGTACCAGTTGTGGGTACTGCAATCGGTGTAGGTGCTGACATTTTATAACCTCATGTTAGTTTTTGATATTTTGAATGGTTTACAAGCCTAGAGAATTAACCGCCAGCAAAGTTTATGGTGAATCCATCCCCTAGCGCTTGGTTTAGTGTGTCTACTAACTGACCGCCACTGATTAAACTATTTCTATCAATGCCGCTGATGTTTATGTTTTGATTGCCGCCAGACTGACCGCCGCTTGATTGGGTGTTAACCGCCGGCACTCCACCGCTGAATGATGTTGAATTACCACTTGCAGCACCGCCGAATTGCTGTTGATTAATCTGCCTAATCATCATTCCAGTTTTTGCAATAGATGATGCAGCATAAGCGGCAGCTACGAATGGTGCTGTTGGTCCACCTGTTGACATACCCGCCTTCCATGCGTCAATGGCTGCCTGTGTTCCTGATATTGCCGCGCTTGCTACTGCGGCTTTCTTACCTATTTCAAATGCCTTTTTACTGCCTGAGTTCATTAGGCTAGATAAGTCACCAAATGCGCTGCTGACTGCTGCAATCTTGGCTCTATTTTCTGCATCAACAATGGCTTTCTTTGCATCTGCGGCTTTCTTTTCTATGTCAACAATTGCATTAACATGTTGCTGTGTTCGTGCCAACTCTAAGGCGTCTGCCTCTGCTTTCGCGGCTTCGCTTAACATTCCAAAGTTTTTGATAGCTTCAATATCTAATATGTATGCCTCGTCACGTAAATCTTTTTCTGTTTTTAGATTGTCACGTATTAGGTTTATTTTATCTTGCATTGCCTGCTGTTCTTCTGGGCTCAGACCTGACTTTGCAGGCCTTCCACCTAAAGCGCCTGTTGTGGCAATCTCTGCCATTTTTTGTGCTGCGTCTTCTGCATCTTTGACGAACTGGTCTAGCGCTACGCTGGGTAAAGGCTTGCTAACTACATCTTTAAAATCTTGAATTGCACCAGTTAAGTTTTCACTCGCGGTTTTAGAGAATCCTTCCAGCATCTTTGCGGCTTTAGATTCAAACTGTGAAATATCTGGAATTGCCACGCCTGGCAGCATGTTGATCGCTTTTATCATTCCGTTTAGATTGAATATGGCTAGATTTACAAACTGTTCAACGCCCTTTGCCATAATTCTGAAAACTTCAACCATAGCTTTGCCGAGACTGAATCCGATAACTTTCATTGATGCGAACAGCATCTCAAGACCACGGAATGAATCAGCTAGAATGCCGACAACTTTTATGGTGTTCTTGATAACTGAATCAATAGTATCTCCGAATCCCTTAGTCAGTGCCGCATTCTTCACAAACTCATCACCCATCGCTTGAAGAATCGGAGAGACTTTTACAGTTACGTTATTTAATATGCCCTCGACAGCTTGACCACTTTTAAACATTGCGTCATTAGCCTGTTCCACCTTTGCTGTGTCCAATCTAGTAAGGGCGATGCCTAAGTTCTCTAATTCTTCAACTGTTCCCTGCAACCCGTCTTTTTTAAGCCCTTCCAGCATCTTAATCATTCGGACACCATCACGACCAAATAGATCCATCGCTATTGATGCACGTAAGCTGGCGTTTTCCATGCCGCCTAGTGATTTCGCTATTTCTTCAAGCTGTTTATCTGCCGAAAGTTCAACAATATCTTTTGCACTGATACCGATTTCTTCAAGAGTTTTAGCCGCAGGGCCGCCACTTCTAGCCACTTGACCGATACGCCTTTGCATACGCTCAAGGTTAGTTGCTAGTTGCTCAGTGCTTACCCCGCTTAACTCCGCTTGAAACTGTAGAGCTTGTAGGTTTTGCTGTTGTATTTTTAGTGCGTCTGATGTTTTGGCTAGGGCATCGAGTGTGCCTAGTTGCCCCTTTATCATAGCCGTTGCAACAGCACCCGCAGCAGCAACACTAATGGCCGACCATTTTGCGAATTGATTGCCTGACGCCCTCAATCTACGAGCATTAGCTGCAACAGAATTAGATACTCTGTCCATCGCTGAATTGAATTTAGTATCATCAGCGCTCACTCTAATAACTATCCCGCCTACGCTACCCAATGCCATTATATAAAGTCCTCGCCTTGTCTCATTTCTAGTAATTGATCCACATCGTCACCAATCATGCCGCTGTAATACTGAACGGGCTGTTTGGCTTCTAAATAAACATAAACTTCGGATGGCGTCATTTGCCAAAAGTCGGAGGGGTTGCACCCGTTACGAATGCAAAATTTGTATAACTCCTCCCAAGATTGCGGGGCTACTTCTTCTTGGTGCGAGTCTTGGGTTGGGTTTTTGGGATGTCGATTTCATCGCTTTGCGGTAGGAATAGCTGTAATAGCTCCCCCACTTTTTCTGATATTTCTGTCATAGCATCGTTATCAAATAGCTGACTGTATAATTCATCAAAATCAACTGTCGCGCCTGCTCTTTTGAGCATGAACTCGAAAAACTCAGCCATTAAACCCATTGGTGGCATTTCTTGTGCCTGTGACGCTTTAACAATCTTCATGTATAAGGTTATTGGGTGCATACCTAAAGACCGCTCAAGATCAACGGCTGTTCTCGCCGTGACCTTTAACGTGTAGGATTTACCAAGATAATCCAGCTCAATCTCAGATTTACCGAACAAAAAAGCCATTTTAAGTGCCTTCTGTGAACGTTACAGGGCCACTTGAACTCATTGAAGCCTCGAATGTAAACGCTTCTTTAAATGGGCCAGCGTTACCGATTGAGCCAAGGAAGAAATCACCAGAAATAACAGAGCCCTCTGGATATGTAAGCGTGCAAGCATAAATCTGGCTAGTGTTATTCATAATTGACATGACTAAATTAAGGTTTTCAACTACGCCTGAAAAACTAAGCTCTAAACTTTTGTTACCAGGTTCAGCTAATACAACAGTGGTGCCATTGCTAGAATCACTGGATACGTCAACTGCCTCATTGTTAATGTTCACGCTTTTTTCTTGAATAGCGATGTTACCGACACCGCCAATAGTGAGTAAAACTTTTCTTCCTGTGAATCCAACGCCTGCGGTCATAATGTTTGCCCTTTAGTTTGTTTGTAAAATAATTTTAAAACGCTGGACACCGTGTAGAGTTATTCCGTCAGGGTCGCGTAAGATTGTTGTAAATTCTTGATGTAAATCGACTAGGTTGTAACCAGTCATTGTTAATTCTTGGTTGTGCAAAATGTCGTAAATAGATTTTTGTATGTTGCCGATTACCGACATGTCTCTTTGATCTGACCAGCTATGAATATTCAACACACCATCAAAGCCAAGGTGCGCGTCATTGTCGTTACCGTCTAGCCCAGTGTCATACAAAACCACATACGGATAGTCTGTGAGGTCTTCCGGTACGTGAGTAAATACAGCGGGGCTTGATGCGTAGGTTGTTAGCTGGGATGTTAATGTAGACTCTGATTTAAGGGCTGACATGATTGAAATTGCAATTTGAACGAGTGAACTCATCGACTACGCCTCTCAATTAATACATCTGCTGCTTTGCTAATATTGGTTTTTAAATTTTCTTCATTCTTATCTAATGCCGGTTGCAAAAATGGCCTAGCCCCCATGCTTCTTGTCCCAAACTCTAGGAATGTTGCATAGTCTAAATTGCTACCGACCAAAGAGAACATTCCAGTTTTATTGTTCTCTACGGCTATGCTTGCGACTAGCTTTCCTGTGTCAGTATTAGGCGCGTTACCTTCAGATGATGCGGTGTGTGTATAAGTGCCGCCACCACCTTGACGTGAACGCTGCACCTGCTGGCCTCCACTTACTTGCTGTATTGATTTGATTGCGTCTGTGCGTATCTCGTTAGCTGTCACCATAACGCCGCCCATAATTGCATCATCCATTGCATCACCTAGTGACCGCAATTTACGCTGTAATTCTGCTATCCCCAAAACTTGCACAGTCATTGGCTAACACCTCGCTCACCTTTTACCACTAGAAACAGGTCGGATTCTTCAATGTTATTAATGTGTCTAACTTGAAATTCAGTTCCACGGTAAATTATTTTCATTCTCTCGTTAATGTTGGCACGATAACGAATTGTGAAATCACTGAATGCTACTGAGCCAAGTTGATCGGCGTGAATTAATTCTGAGCCGCTACTGTTCTTAATTTTTGCCCATAAATACGCGACACTTTCCCAAGACTCAGTGAATCCACCCGATGGAGTCGATACTTTTACCAGGTGTAGCAACTCAATTTTACGATTCATATCACCTGGGTTGATGTTGCAGCATTTCATGATTAAAAAACCATGCCAGCCATCACAGCATAAGGCCGTAACAACTGTGATGCGCCCGACATATTGACCGCCTGAGCCATGTCACAACCGCCACTGTGGGAATGAACATATCCGGCAACCATAACGACTGCATTGATTATTGACGCAGGTACGTTAGCTGTTTCCGCTCCATATCCTGCACTGTAAACAATCTCAAGTGCCGAGTTGTCTACCTCGTCGTATCCGATTTCATCAAATCGCAATTGTGTGTTTTTACCGGTTATCACTCTGTAACTATTGCTATCCAGTGCAACGCCGTTCGCTTTGACTGAGATGATCGTTATCAAGTTGGCGTAAGGTAGGTCTATTTTGAATTTATTGCAGTACGATTTACGTGATAGCTGCGAACCTGACTGTGTGCCAACTTTGGGCCAATCTTCGTACGTAAGCGTGTAAGTTCTGGGTAATATTTCAAGGCTTAAAAATGATATAACCAGATCAGTAGCAATCAATAGCGATGATTCAATTTTGGGATCGTCACTGTCCAGCCTAGCCCAATCAATTAACTGCTGTGCGGTTGCTGGCGACACGATTGGATCGGCTGTAACAATGCTATACATTATTTTTTAGCCTTTCGCTTAGTCTCGACGGGTGCCACTACTTTAATCTCACAGATGATGCCTTTTTTCAGGCGCTCTTTTGTCTGTGTGCAATCTGCTAGTGTTACAACGGTTCCTGCTAAACCTAACGTTGACGTAATTAGTACTTTGTAGTCATTCATTGATATTGACCTGTTGTTTTTTATGTTTTGATTCTTTCTGACAAAGAGTAAATTCTAGGCGTAAAAAAGGCCGCAATTAAGCGGCCTTCTTATAGTTTTCTACTTACTACGCTGCAACTTCAAACGAACCTTTACAGAACGCTTTAGGTAACGGAATAGCGAGGGTATAACGTTCCTCACCAAGAATAGCAACGCCATTTTTAACAAAGTAATCGCTATGCGACTCACTAATGCGTACCGAAATATCTTCGCGGTCATAAATAACGGCACCCATTGACCAGTCGCCAATTAAGAAGGTATTGGCTGGCATTGCGTTAGAGATGATGACAGGTATACGCCATACTGTTTGGGTGGCTGTATCGGTAGGCATAGAAACCATTAAATAATGGCCGTCAGTTGCTTTGGCTGTTTCTAGTATTTCCCAGTCAGCAGGATTTAGTAACAAACCTGTCATATTGTAGTACTCGAATTCTTGGCACTTGGTGACCGCTTTACGAATGTGATCAATCATTGCGCTTGGCACATCAGCAGCAGCGGTACCGGCAGGCAACTTGTTGATGTTGTTAATATCACCGTCTACTAGCAAACCGTCTAGCTCTTGGCCTGTTCCGTCACCTAACAAAATCTGCTGGTCAGACTTTAAATCCAAACCGTAGACTAACCGTGAGTTAATCAGACCTTGTAGCATTGGCGCATCTGACAAAACTTGACGTGATGCGGGGATCCAATGTGCAATAGTACGAATGGCTTTTGTAACTAGCTCATACGTGATGTTAGATTCAGCTTTGGCTACAAACTCACCACCACCGATGCCTGATGCAGTACCTTGCGGTGCCGAGTTATTTGTGAACACTAACTCACGCATAAACTCAACAGCATTAGATACTGTAGGTACGGTGGGTATTAGATCACGAATGCGAATTGGGCGATTAGGATTCTGGTATACCGTTGGGTCACGATCAGCGCGAACTAATGCGCCTGCGCTTGCAGTAAGAGCCGTTAAACTTTTCTTATCCATGTCAACTGGTTGAACACTACGCGCACCAGTAGCTTTAGCATCCAAGTAAGACTTAGACTCAACGAACGTTTGACCAAGTGATTTTAACTGCACTTTAGCAACGTCGTATTTTTGAGCTTTCATTTGCATGTTCTTTAGCTCAGTATCTAGCGCGTTAAACAATCCTTTTAGCTCTGTTTGCTCTGCGATTTGCTTATCCAGTGCTGCTTTTGTTTCTGCTGATGCCTCGCCCAAAGACTTAACTTCGGCCGCGGCTTTGGTTTGTGAGTCCATAATGCCAGTTGTGCTAGCATTCAATTTATCAACTAATTCTTTAATTTCCATGATTCTTCCTAAGTTCTGTTTATGGCAATAGCGCCAAAATTATCGAGTGCTTTTGACAGCATTTCTAGTTCTGACGGCTGATCTTGCGGCTGAGTGTTCTTTGACGGCTCAGTGCTTAACAGTGTCTTAATGTCTGTTAGTATCTCAGACAGTTCTTTTAAATCTTGCCCATCAAATTTACCCAACTTGATCGCATCTTTCATACTTTTAACGCTCGTTATGATAGCGTTTTCATTCATCGGGAATGTTACCGGGCTAAACTCATACAACTTAATCTCACGTATGATACGTAGGCCATCATCTGACATTTCAGACTTACCGGCCGGCACAGAAAAACCGATGCTCATTTGGTCGATTACTCTGTCACGCATAAGCTCTAGTGCTTCATCACCGAGTCGCGTTTTGCTTACCTTACCTTCTACGAACAAACCGATTGTGTCTTCGTATAACCGCATAGAGCGACCAATAGGCTCATTGTGCTGGTATAAAACTTTGACAGACTGCTGACGGCCCTCAATGGTTTTTTTAAATGCGCCAGGCACGATAATGTCACCGCCCAAGTCCACATCGAATGTGGATGCGTAACCAGAAAACATGCGGCCTGCTATATCGTCTTTTTTGATGTCAAACTGTAAACTTTTACGTTCCACTTGATTTCCTCTGAAATTTATATTGATTTTGTGGCTGGCTTTAACGTCATTGAGCAATGAATGTTTATAATGAATACCCTACGGCGCATCTACAATTAATAACTTCCTCTGCGTCACCACTTGGATCGCCCGGTTGCATCAATAAACTGTTGCCGACTTTGAAAGGCTGGTCAATGTCAACCATAGACCCGTTAGCGTCAAAGTGTGTCTGCCTTGTTCTGTCGCTGCTTGACGAAATCCATTCTTTCATTAGCGGTAGCCGTGTAGATTTAGCCGCCATTTGTGTGCTGGCGTTAGAGCTGGCATGTGATTCTGTTCTGGCTATCATTCTGCCGCGCAATGTCGATAACTGGCCGCTGCCCTGCCTGATGCGTGACTGTATTAATCTGCCTGCCTGAATCTCGCTAAGTCCCTCTGTAACGCTATCATCAAGGGCTATTCTGATTATATTCAATGCCTGGTCTTTCGTTGTGCCTGCAATCTGAGTGACTGCTAACGATGAATGGGTGTTTATCCAGATTTTACGTGCAAGATTAAACTGCGGCGTTTCTGGCACCGCTTTACCATCTGCTTTAACAATTGATTTTAGTAATCGACTGCCAAACGTTTTAAATGATTCTAGGTAAAGCTTCACTAAAACAACTTTTAATCTGTCTTCATGAATAGTAATCGCATCTTGGTCTGATCGAGCAAATGAGCGCATCGCTCTAGCAATTTCTCGCTTAATTCTGCCTTCATATTTTTTAGATAATGCAATGAATAACCTTTCCTGCAATGCCTGCTCTCGTGCGGGTGATAGTCCGGTGATTAGTCTAGCCAATTTAATTCGGCCCCTGAATTTTCACTAGTAAAACAAGTGACTTTTCCATCAAAACTAATAATAAAACCGTACTCTGGAATAACCTGCCCTTCCTCAGTCTCATCGAATAATTTACTAATACCGTGATACTCAAAATGGTCATATATAGCTATATACTCGCATCGCAAAACTAAAACGTTTGCCAGTGTTTTTATAACTCCGTCAGGGTTATTATCAATTAAAGCTTTAGTTATTTTAAAAGTGCCTTTTCTATTTTTCATTATTTAGCATTGCCATAGCTTGCAGACTTTAAAATCATTTTAATTTCATCGTCGTTTAGGTTCTCGCCTAAATCAGTTATGTCAGCAGGTATTTCGCTATCATTAAAACCTAACTCTAAGCGTTGGTTAATCTGCGCCAAACTAAACCCTAACCTGTCCATCTTTTCTGCATTAGCCAGTTTGCTATCCAGTGATTCTTGCAACGCTGTTACATTAGACAGGTCATACTCAATACAAACGTTATCACCAAACTCTTTAGCGAGTTGATGGTCTAATTGTCGTTTAAATAGCTCTAGCTGTGGAACGATGGTGTCTTGCCATAGCTGTTTCATCATCGCGTCAGCGTTAGCTAGGTTGACGTTCTCAGTAAATCCCATTGCTGCTAGTGGTACGCCAAAACATGCGGCTATTTCTGTCCATACTGAACGGCGTGAGTTGGTAAAGTCCATTTCAACGGCTGTTCTTGATAACTGGTTAACTTTACCGCTAGATATCAACGGCGCTCTTGCATTGTCTGGTGATTGATTGCGCTCGCGTAGTTTTGATTGTATCTGTTCTATTTGGTCCGGCTGAGTACCCTCTGGTACTTCAATGTGTATGTCTGATATGTTTCTATTTTGCAGGCTAGATTTTTGCCAATCCCCGGCTTCTCTATCTATGTCTGTGGCCCTTCCTGCTGCCATTAGTACTGGCATACCGAAGTAAGGGTTTTTGGGGTTAGGAAGCTTTATCTGAACCATATCATCGGGTGATATATTGCGCGTAACATTGCCGTTGACGTATTGATATAAATCAACTAGCTGCTCTTTTCCTGGTTTAATCTTTATGTATTCAGAGTTTAAAACAGAAATACCTATTGGATACGCCTTTGCGCCGCCTTTCACTTCCGGCATGAAAGCAGATCCGCTGAGGTCTAACATTTGACTAGCTGAATACATTACCTCGTACCATGATTGGTCGAGATTAGGGCTGTATATCAATTGGTTCAGCGCGTGAGTGGCTGGCAATCTTTCAATTTTACCGTTCACGTCCTTTGTTGCTGCATACCACGGCACACTAGCGATCAACTTGGCTCTTTTCTCTACTGCTGCGTAAACAATCGCTGAGGCGTTGTAACCCTCGTCAATAGCAACTGCTGTGGACCATTCTCTCTGTTTTTGTGGAAAAAGATTCCAACTGGGCTGCGCTTCGGGCAATGTGATTGATTTTAGTGCAAACTTTACTTCGGTGTTAGCACTGGGCGCATTATTTGTGATTTTCTGACTAAACGGCCACATTGTGAACCCTCATATTATTTATTTTTAGGTTGCAGCGTTTGTGAGCTAGCAAGAAAAAACGAAAGCATTGTTTTTGGTGTGATGCTCACATGCGTATCTGAGCGAATCGATAAAATGGTTAAAATCATCAACCGGTTTATTCTGCTGAACATTGTTTTTATCTATCAGCCAGCAGTAATTATTAAACTCGGTCATAAACTCTACCAGGTGAGCGTTGACGATAATTTCAAACTCAAGCAGGAAATCAACGCCGGTATTAACTGAGCCCGCGCCTTTCATTGCACCCCTTACGTTGATGCTTTTTGTCTTTAAGTAGTCGATTGATTTAGGCTCTGAACTGTCAGCGGTTGTTTTGTGTCTATGACCGTTTAGCTCTTTTATTTTGTCAGCAATACGAGAGTTGCTTAACCCTTTCTCGTAAAATCCATCGTTTACGAATATGCGTTTGTTCTTCATATCAACGTAGGTTTGATTGAATGCTGATGGGTCATTAGTGTAACCAAAGTCCAACCCCTGCACGTATTCAAGACCATGCAGTTCTTCTGGCCTGATTAGCCTGGCAGTTACGTTGTTAAATATAAGCCCGTCAGCAGTTCCCCAGTTCCCCAATGCGTAGATTGAATAATACCTGGGGTTAGTCTTCTTCTTGTTATCCATGACCATTTTGTATTCATCATCAATAAACGCATTATCCAGGTACGTTGTTTTTAATGTTAATACACTGTCGATGGGATCATCAAAGAATATTTTTTTTATCCAGTGCTGTTCGCTGATTGGGTTAAATGTCAGCGTAATCTGTTTTATGTACTGCGTTTCGCCTCTTAAACGTAAATCTAATTGCTCAAAATCTTCTTGATTTAGCTCGGTCGCTTCTTCGCACCATATCGACGTCACACCCTCGATTGATTTGAGCTTTTCAACATCATCAAGGCCGCTGAACATTATTTGTGAGCCGTTGGGCTTATATGTGATCGTCTTGTCAGTGAGGTTTATATCAAACTCACTCGTTAGACCCCATATTGATATGATGTTTTTAATTAGAGTGAAGACAGAACGTTTGATTGTCCTGTCCACTTTTCTTATGACTAAAAAGTTGTGTTTAAAATCAAATTCTTTTAGTAATCGGTACAGTATTTTACGAGCGACTATGTGAGATTTGCCGCTACCTGCCCCACCCCATACTATTTCATACCGTTCAGTGTTAGTGAACAAAGGCAAAAACGCGGGCGAGTTATTCTTAACGTGCCTACGAAATAACGAAAGGTTTACCAATTATTCTCGCCGGTATCGATAACTTTAATTGTCTTCTCAATTATCTGTTTATCTAGGCCTACCAACTTGGCTTTACCCAGTGTCGCTGATACCGCCGCAGATGCTTGTGGAGTTTCTGCTGCCAATGCTATTGACCTTGCTTCTTCAAGCTCTTTCAGTAAGCTTGCAATAGTCACATTGTGGCTTTTTAGTGCCTGTTCTTGCAGTTCTTCAAACCTAGCCAAAACCTGTAGATTTCTACTTAATGCCGATGCTTTATTATGTACCGTTTCGTCTTTCCACTTTTTGCTCTGTGGATGCGATTCTCTGTATGCACCGGATTTTATTCCCGTTTCGTGCCATGCCTGACAAAACTTCTCGTGCTTGGTATTAATTAGTTTCATTTTTTGTTAATGCCTGCAAATGTAAATCGTGTATTTCCAGTTTTCGTTCTGATTCTTCCAATTCACGTTTATCTCTGCGACGTTGAAAATATAGTGTTGTTGCATATGTTGCTAAACACATGATGATACCGATTGTTATCGCTAATAACTCTACTGTGACAAATCCAATTAGTGCTGTAGAGCCGTTCACCGAATAGCTAGCAATCGCTGACTTATCAGTCATGATCTAACAGGTCCAAGCAATTTAGATTTATCACTGCTTGATTTAGTTGTGCCTACCCAATATGCAATTGATCCGGCCCATGCAGTAAGAACTTGACCAAACACCATATAAATTATGTTGGCGTTATCTTTTGGTATCTCAGTTGTCATTAGTACATATGCGCCAGCACTAACCATGAGTGTTAGTAATAGACACAATAACGTTGGCATGAAGTGGTCTTTGTGATGATTTCTAGCGTTTTCTCGGCCTTCCTGCTCTAACTTAAATACATTAAAGTCTAAAGCTTTCATTTTTACTTTAAAATCATTATCGATATTTTTTATTTCAAGTAGTTGGTCAGGTGATGCAGTAGATATGAATTGTTCTAGCTCTGCCTCAGTTCCATCCTCATTACCTAATAGTTTGCTGGATAGCATTTTAATAGCCGCGCCAGCCATAGGACCACCTAATGCGGTACCAAGAACGGGAGCAATGCTTTTAACGATTGATTTCCAATTCTTCATTGCCATTCACCTGTTTTAATTTGCTCTGATAACTCATTAGCACGATTGCCAACTTGTTTAGCGTAATTACTGTCTAGCATTTCTTTAGCTGCTTCTATGTAATCTTCCTGCTCTAATGCGTTGAGCATACGTTTAAAATTGAGCAGTCCATTAACACCTAGATTGAATGCCATATTGACTAATACAGCTTGGCGGGTTGGGCAAAAGCTTCTAAAGCTTGGTAACCGTTCCCTGAGTGATTCCTCAAAGTATGAGATGTCATTTTCTAACATATACATTGATTCGTCGTGTGTGATGCCGCGAGTCTGGAGATTGCGACCTACGCCAATTGTGATATATCCAGACGTGCATTTATACGGCTTGAATCTCTCACCCTCATGTTTAACTAATTGCTTTTTCAATTGGTCGTAGTGGATCATGATATAGCTCGCATAAAAAAGCCCCGCACTAGGCGAGGCAATGGTCTGGGAATTTGGACGTAAAAAAACCGCAGTTAAGCGGCTAATTAGTTCTTGATATACAGAGGGCTACCGCTACCAGTCCGGCAAGATTAAATAGCGGAAGCTCTCATAATACAAATATGCATCGTCTAAATGCTGTCTAGGAATAAAACTACTCCGAGAATGATCATTTATACCAAATTGTGTCAGGTCATGCAATGACTAACTGTATAAATAATCAGTTATTTCTTACTACGCTTGGTAGCTTCCTCAATAGCTAATCCCATCATAAAGCTTCCTAGCGTTTCACCCGTGAGTAAATTTCTTACTATCAGTGACTTGTCAGTGGGTACGCAGCGTATTTGTATCTGCGATGTAGCTTTCTCAGCTTCCGGTTTAGCCGCATTTCTGCGGCCTTTCAGGTGATGTTCCAATTTAATCTTCAAAATAAGACACTGGCAATATTTCCCAGCCCACTCGACCTGCAACATCACCGGCACAATCGTTATAGATTAAATGGCTGTGTAAATCACATGAAAATGAACCGTCAACCCACTCTGTTTTATCATTGTCAAAATGAGGGAGTGAAGTTAAATCAACATATTCTTCAAGCTTTATTTCATCATCGGTATTGTCGATATGGATAGCGAGTGAGTTTAGTGAGTTACGTAATTCAGTTAATGACGTAGAGTTTTCAATTTTATCAACTAAAATATTTGTTTCGTTGTCGTTGTGAAAATCAGTAAATTTAGTCTCAGACAACCCTTCGTTAGAGTAAGACAATCCGTACTCATCACAACCCATATAACCATTATCCTCAGCGATAGATTCACACTTTTCGTTGGTTTCTGCATTAATAACTAACACTATTTCTTTTGATTCTACGTTGTAAACATATGCGCTCATGATAAATTCCTTTAATTCCAAGTTACCCTTGGTGGTTCGGCCTGGTTTGTTCCAGACCGTGAACACAATATGAGCCTCATTTATTATTTTGTCAATACAAATAAAGAATATATTTAAAACTACTTTATGTGGGTAAAATGTAATACGTCAATGTGGGAAAAAGGTGGGAAAATGTAATAAATGGTTTATCACCTACTCCGTTTATCATCTTGTCAATTATCTAAATACGTTATTGCAGGCTCATCCCTTAAAGAATTGCCTCGAATATATTTTCTAACGCCATGTGATTTAGTGGGCCCTTTTTCTTTTGATTTTTGTCAATTTTAGTTGGTTTATCTAACGTTAAATCAACCATTAGTCATAGCCGCCTGGATATGTTGATCTGCTTCGCTACCCAAAGCGGCTAAAAACCCAAACGCTGATTCATATACATGATGATGCGTGTGTGAATAGCTCTGCCTAGTTATGCCAATTTCACCGGCTATGTGAGCGCGTGATGCTGGTTTAACACTCTGCGCTATGTCGATCCCCTTGCGAGTGTGGTGCGGTGTTTTATATTCCTCCAACGCTGATTTGACTATTTTCATTAGCGTAGCTGGGGGTATTTTTGTCCGGTGCCGCCTGGCTGCTAGAAATAGCGTGTTGACTACGGGCTGTTTGCTAGACATATCATCACAATAAACATAACGAGCTAAACACTCTGCCAGTTTTGATAGTCTATCACCCGTTTTTGGATGCCTAAATGCCAGTGCGCCTGCAACTGTTAGATTGTCAACCTGGACACCACCGCCACCTACTCCATCAATTGATTTTGAACTACATGTTAATCGTGCCATTTCATACGCCGCCTGTGCCATTTATAAACCTTTATCAACAAACTTGAATAAGCATTTTTTACACTCATACCTTTGATTACCTTTTTCAACGCCACGCTTCACAATGAGGTATGACTGACATTTTTTACAATGTGGTGGCTCTCCTGCTAATACATGATCATAAATTGTTTCTTCTGACCATTGAATGTTCATGCTGCTATGTCCTGTTCAGCTTGCTTGTTTAACATTCGATACCTTTTTATTTCTTTCTCAATGTCTGACCAATGCGGAAATTCATCTTTTAACGGTCTGTGATAACTTTCGAGCCATTCAAAATGATTAGGACCGTACTTGTTTGTAATAAATAATTGATATTCGTGACGCATACCTGAGCCATGTTGATTGCAGTTGACAGAGCATTGCTTATGAATATTGTGGAGGTTAAACCGTATATCTGGCCTGGCAGCTCTAGTGAAGCAATGCCCCGCATCATATTTAATGCTTGGGTTTGTGGTACCGCATGTGCAACAAGGTTTGTTTATGTCTCTATTCCTAACGTATTTGTTCACCTCGGTTTGAAGCAGGTTGTACCACTGTGTCCTAGTTCTAAGCTCGTTCAATTTCCTTTTGTGCCTGACGTTTGTTATTTTCTTCTCAACCGCCTTTATTCTTAATTTATTAGCTGAATCGATAACGTAATTTAATTTGCATAGATGGGAGCAAAAAAAGCCTAACGGTGTAGTTACTCCGTTCTGTATGGGCTCGTATGTTTTGCATTTAGTACATCGACGTTTGGCGTTGGGCATTATGCAAACTCCCTATAAACAAGAAAGAAAGGCCAAAAAATAACGATTATGAACTTTGCAACCATTTGTACTTTCCTATCAACTGAACTTAAATTTAAAGTGAAAATGGTAAAAAGTAGATTCCAAGTTCCAAGACCAATGATTATCCAAATAATTAATACTAATAAATAAATCATGCTGTTTTACTCCTAAGATTCGGCCAAGGAACTTGGAAACCAAAAGAATTACCAAACCACCGGTTTAATTCTTCATGGGTTTGTAGGCATTCGACTGTAGATAAGTCGGCAGTTGATGATTTATCAGCTATGGCCTGCTGCGTTGGCCTCCATACGTGAGATTTCACGCTCGATGCGTACCAATCTATTGTCGGCTTGCTTTTGAGTAGCACCCGCATATCTATACCGCGATCATTTAACTCTTTAGCTACCCATTCAAACCAAAGGTGCATAGAATTATTTTGTAATTGACTGCGTTGCTTTTCAGTTGATACCTGGACCATCAGCCATTTTTGAAACTCCCAAGTATCTCGAACCTCTTTGATTAGAAGCTCAAGAGAGTCACGGCTATTAACTATTCTAAATTTGCCGTTCATGCTGCATCCCTTCTCAACTTTTGACGGTCCTGTGCGTCCTCAGCTTTCATTCTCTGAGCCTGCGCTTTTTTCTTAGCTGCCTCTGACTCTGACATTTCTATTTTTTTGTACAGGGCGGCCTGGGCGTTAGTGAGTAGATTCATGCCTTGGCCTCCTTTTTTGAAAATCTTTCAGCTCTTTGGGGTCGCGGTGGTGGCAATTGTCGCGTCTTATTCTGATTGTCCAGCTCACCGGCCTCAGCATCAGTTAAGCTGTAGAAAGTACCGCCCATTTTGTCTGAGCGTTTTCCTATGTATGCGGTTTTGTTGCATGTACCGTGGCGAAACTTAGCGGGTATTAACTCAATAATTCCTTTGAACGCTGTTTCAGGATTTGCAACTTCATCCCTATGACTGAATAAAACCAGATCCGCGTCTGACTCAATAGCACTGGAACCTGCTAGGTTTGACATAGTTGGCCTAGCCACAATGTCAGTACCTCGGTTAGCTTGAACTAGCAGCAATATTGGCGTGTTGGTTTCTTTGGCTAACTGCTTCAATCCGCGGGTGATTTTACCAATCGCTAAATCATCACGTTCTGAACGCTCTTTCTCCATTAATCCGATGTAATCGATGGTGACTAGGCCAATTTGCCCTACTTTTTTAATAGTAGATTTGACTCGATGGCATATTTGTTTGAGTGCTAAGGCTGGCGTTTCATCGTAGTAAATTTTGAATCTGTCTTTGTTCATAGAATAAATTATGTTATTCGTTCTCTCCCATTCCAAATCCGACAAAGCGCCCATTTTTAAGTTGTTGACTTCGATGCCTGCGAGTATTCCAACGTAACGATCCATTATCTCGTTGCTGCTCATTTCCATGCTAAAAAACATGGTCGGTAAAGTCTTTGATATGTGTGAGTGAATCATTTGAGCCACAAGCGTCTTACCCATTGATGGGCGACCCGCCAAAATAATCAACCAGTTAGGCTGTATGCCGATAATTTGCTTGTCTATTCCATCTACCCCAGTCTTTAGTCCAATAGCGCCTTGATCGTTCTCAGCGCGTTTTTGCATTACGTCTAACCACTCTGGAATTTTAGAGTTTATGTGCGTAGGTTCGTAGTTACCGCCCAGGTTAATTCCTGATAGGTTTCGCTCAATATACGAAAGTGTTTCTGACGTTTCAGTTTTGTTGTAAACCTGATCTATTGAGTTGTGCAAAATTTCTAGCACTTTGCGTTTTTCGTATCGCTCAATGATAATTTCAGCGTATTTGAGTACATTTTTAGAAGATGGTGTGTTCCTGGCTAAATCTCCAAAGTATGCAAACCCTCCTGCTAGCTCTGACTGCTCAGTGTTACCAAGTTCTTCATCCAACGTAACAACGTCAATCTCGTTTTTAGCGCCAATGCGGTTCATTGCGTTGAATATTATTTGATGGGATTGGTTGTAAAACATGTCAGTGCTAATCAAATCGAATATTTCACCGACTAGTCGATCCGCTTTTGCAAGTATTAAGATTGATCCAAGTACCGCTTGCTCTGCTTCCATGCTTTGAGGTGGGACATTGAGTTGGCTCATGCTTCATCCCTCCACTGTGCGTTGGACAAGAACTTTGCAGGCCACATGTTTTCGTGGTTAAACCAATCTGAACGGGTATTTGTTTTTTTATGTTGAGCAATGTCTGAGTAAACCAACCAAACCAGATCCAGTAATGACTCGACCTCTTGATCAAATGCCTCTAACCCCATGCTTCTGATTTTTGAAGCTGGGAAGGTTTCATTCAAAAATTTTGATTTGGTTTTTGCCTTTGGTGCTTTGTTTTTACCACCAATTAAAACTTTACTTTCGCTGTATGTTTTCCAGAAATCTTCAAACGCATCTGTTCTTTCTTGTAGGAAGGTTTCAAGCACCGGCTTGTTGTCAAAACAAGCATTGTCTTTTAACTTGTTTAAAACATTGTTGTTTCTTTGTGTGTCGGAGGGTGTGTCGGAGGGTGTGTCGCGTATAGTGCTTAAAGCCTTTATATTCGTGGCTTTAGGTGTGTCGCTTGGTGTGTCGGAGGGTGTGTCGCGTATAGTGCTTAAAGCCTTTATATTCGTGGCTTTAGGTGTGTCGCTTGGTGTGTCGGAGGGTGTGTCGCAATTTTGCCACTTTT